AACCACTGGAATTTCTGGTCCGCGCCGGGGTGATCCGCGTGCTGTCCAAGAATCCGGACTTCGCGGGCCGCTCGCTCGATTCCATCCGCGAGCAAATCTACGGCAACGACGAGGCCACCAAGGTCATCAGCGATATCGTGCTGAAGACCGCGACGGTCCCGGCAACAACCACAGGCGCTGGTCCGACTAATTGGGCGGCCGAGCTGGTGCAGCAGATCAACGCCGAGCTGATGCCTCGACTTGCTCCGTCATCGGTCTATCCGACCCTGTCGGGCTTGGGACTGCGGCTCGACTTCGGCCGCAACGGGCGCATCAGCATTCCGACCCGGCTGGCAACGCCAACGATCAACGGCTCGTTCGTCGGTGAAGGCAATCCGATCCCGGTCCGGCAGGCGGCGTTCTCCGCCCAGACGCTCACCCCCAAGAAGATGGCGGTGATCACGACGTGGACGCGGGAGATGGACGAGCACTCCGTGCCAGCCATCGAAGGCCTGCTTCGCAATGCGATTCAGGAAGACACGGCGGCAGCGATCGACGCCGTCTTGCTCGATGCCACCGTTGCCAGTGCGATACGCCCCGCCGGTCTACGGTGGTACTCTGCCGGTCTGACCCCGACTCCGATTGGCGCTCCTGCCAATCCGTTCAACGCCCTCGTCACCGACCTCAAGAACCTGACGGGTGCGATTCTGACGGCGACCAACGGCAACATCCGCAACATGGTCTTCATCATGAACCCGCAGCAGGCGCTATCGATCGGCTTCATTCAGCCGCCGAACCCGTCTGGATTGTTCCCGTTCCGCGACGAGATCAACGCGGGGCGTATCAATGGCAAGCCGTTGATCCTGTCAGGCACCGTGCCACTCGGTACCGTGATCTGCTTGGATGCGGCGGACTTTGTCTCGGTCACGGGTGACAACCCGCGCTTCGAGATCAGCGATCAGGCCACGCTGCACATGGAAGATACGAACCCGGCACATCTCGGCACGGTTGGTACGCCGAACTCGTTTGCCGCGCCAGCGATGTCCATGTTCCAGACGGATTCCATGGCGCTGCGGCTGGTCCTGCCGATGAACTGGATTGTTCGTCGCACAGGCGTGGTGTCGTGGGTCGCAGGCGTGACTTGGTAGACCTCCTCCCGATCCGCTTGGTCCAATAGGCGGATTAACCTCGCGGGCGAACGCGCAAATGCTTCGCCCGCGCATTTCCGGAGACATAATTGGCGATACCCAGCATTCGCATCGACCCCATCACGCGCCCGGCTACACGCATGTACATGCACCCGAACGAACAGGGGGCGATACTGGCGCTAGTCAGTAGCGTCAGGCCGCGCACCATGGTCGAGGTCGGCGTCAATATCGGTCTGACGGCGCAGGCCGTGCTGCAGAATGTCCAGACTATCGAGACTTATTTCGGCATCGACGTCGATCCGAATTACCAATTCGAAATTCCGGCGCAGCAGATTGAGTATCCGGGCGAACCGGGTAGGCTGGTGAAGGGCAACCCGCGTTTCAAGCTGGTGCTGCGGGGTGGCATGATGCCGTCCTACGCCGACGTCGTGTTCATCGACGGCGACCATGGCCGCAAAGCGGTGATGTCGGACAGCCTGTGGGCGACCGAGATCGTGGCACCCGGCGGCATGATCATCTGGCACGATTACCAGAACCCGACCGTGCAGGTTACCGAGGTGCTCGACGAGCTGCACGACAATGGCCGCCAGCTTTTCCGCGTCGAAAATACGTGGCTGGTCTATGAGCGTCGTTGAAACGCCCATGAGCAATCTGCTGGCCAGCCGCAGCTTCCTGCAACGCGGCATGGCCAACCTGCGGCAGAACGCTTTCGCCGCCGCCGTGCCGGATTTCGATGCGGCAATTCGCTGTGCGCCGGTCGATCCCTACGCGCACTGGGTCAAGGCCACCGCGCTGCTGTCGATGGGCGACTACCGCAACGGCTTCAAGGAGCACGAGTGGGGCTGGCGGCTGTTCAACTGGCGCGGCTTTGGTCCGGTGCAAACTGACATCGACCGGCTGCAGGCGTCGTTGCCGATGTGGCATGGCCGTTCCGAGCGGGTGTTGCTCTATCACGAGCTGGGCTGGGGCGACGCCATCATGTGCTTCCGCTTCCTGCCCGAGCTGATGCAGCGCAGCGACGTGACGCTGGTGCTCGATCCTTGCTTGACCCGGCTGGCGCAGCAATTCGGCGTCAAGGTGGTCGAGCGGGTGCCGGATGATCTGAGCGCCTTTGATTCCCGATTGCCGTTTTTCAGCGCGATGTGCGTGCTCGACAAGACCGTCGAGACAATCCCCGGCGCGTCCTACATCAAGGCCGAGCTGGCACCGGAGCGTGGTGCGATCGGCATTTCATGGTCTGGCCGGACCCAGAAGATGTTCTCGGCGCACGACTTCACTTCGATGCTGCAGATCGGCGGCTCGCCGTACAGCCTGCAACCCGGTCCCACGCCGCCGGGTGTCGCTCCGCTGGAGGTCAGTGACTTTGCCGACACCGTGAAGACGCTCGAACGCATGGAGCACATCATCACGGTGGACACCGCTTTGGCGCATCTGGCAGGCGCGATTGGCCACCCTTCCGTTCATTTGCTGCTGCCGTTCTTGAGCGATTGGCGGTGGTGGCGTGTGTCCGCTTGGTATCCACGCATCACGACATACCGACAACCGCAACCGGGCGATGACTGGAGGACGCCGTTTGCACAGATCAACGCGACCCTGAATCAACCCGCAACCACAGGAGATATCGATGGCTGACACTGACCAAGCCAAGAGAGATGCCGACAAGAAGGAAGCCGAGCGCCAAGCCGAGCAGAAGAGGCTGCAGGAGCAGCAGCATCAGGCAAGGCAGGGACATGGTGGCGAGACCCCGACCCCGACGCAGGCCGAGAGCGACGCGATGAGGACCGGCAAGGAGCGCGCCGCCAAGGAGGCTGACGCGCGGGCGGCTGCTGCCACCGATTTCTAAACCGATATCCCGACGCCGACGCCGACGCAGGCCGAGAGCGATGCTGCGGCACTGGCCACGTATGGCCAGCAGGAGATGCCGGAAGGCAGCGGCATGTACAAGACGCCGCTACAAACGCAGGACGAGGCGCAACGTCGCAAGCAGCTTGAAGCCGACAAGTCCGGTGGCGGCTACAGCACCCGCTCGACCCGATCGGAATAGAGCGGGTGGTAGGCCTTCTGCAACGGATAACCGCCCTCGTCAGAACCAAGTCTGTCGAGGGCGAGGTCCGGCCCGGTCCGTATTATCTGCCGATCACAGGCGGCTGGCTGCCGGACGGCGCACCATGGAATTTTTGGCAATCCGACATCAACCCGCAGGGCACCAGCTCGTCGGCGATGGTGGAGGCGTGCCTGTCCGCTTACGCCCAGACGGTGGCAATGTGTCCGGGTGATCACTGGAAAGCCAATGCCAAGAACGGCCGCGACCGTGTCACGACGTCGGCGCTGTCGCGTATTCTTCGCCGTCCGAACAGTTACCAGTCGCCGTCCGACTTCATGCTGAACGCAACCCGTTCGCTGTACGCAGACGGCAACGCCTATGCGCTCGCGCTGCGCAACGACCGCTACGAGATCAGTGAGCTGCACCTGATGGACCCGCGCGAGAGCGCGCCACAGGTCGCGGTAACCGGCGACGTGTTCTATCACCTCTCTGGCAACGACGTGATCGACCGGCAGCTCAAGGAGCCGCTGCTGGTGCCGCAGCGCGACGTGCTGCACATCCGTCTCAATGCCACGAAACGTCGATACCCATTTCCGCTGGTGGGCGATTCCCCGATCGCGGCGGCGATGCAGGACATCCTGACCGGCAACGCGATGACCGCGCAGCAGATCCAGTTTTACATGAACCAAGCGCGACCATCGGCCGTGCTGACCACCGATCTGTTGCTCGACAAGGATCAGGTCCAGTTCGTTCGCGACCGCTGGGATGAGCAGTCAAAAGGCCTGAGGGCGGGCGGCACGCCGATTCTGACGGCGGGTCTGAAGCCGATGTTCCTGTCGTCCAGCTCCAAGGATTCCGAGTTGGCCGAGATCATGAAGATGAGCGATCAGAAGATCGCATTGGCGTTCCGGATGCCGCTGCAGATCCTCGGCATCAGCAGCTCCAATATGGGCTCGACCGAACAATTGATGCAGTCGTGGGTCTCGCAGGGTTTGGGCTTTGCGCTCAACCACATCGAGGACGCTTTCGGCCTGCTGTTCAATCTCAAGGGACAGCCGGACGAATATGTCGAGTTCGACACCAAGGCACTGCTGCGGTCCGCCTTCCGCGACCGCATCGAGGGCCTCGCGCGGGCGGTGCAGGGCGGCATCTTCTCGCCCAACGAGGCGCGGGCTTCCGAGAGCATGGACGAAGTCGAGTTCGGCGATGAGCCGCGTGTCCAGCAACAGGTCGTTCCGTTGTCGGCTGCCTCCGCGATTCCAGCCGCACCGGGCATGCCGGGCGCTCCGCCGCAGCCACCGGCCGCTGGCGCGTCAGAGAAGCCGCCAGCGGAAAAGCCGCCAGAAAAGACCATCACGGCAAAGGACTACAACGATGTCGTTGCCAGCGAACTCAGAACCCTTCTCGCCCGCGCCGACCGTTATGACCGAAGCGACGCTTGACGCCCTGCGCGATGCGCTGGGGCAGATCATTTCGTCCCATCGCAAGCAATGGTCGCGCGAGCGCGAGCTGATCGAGGCGCATACCCGCGCGACGATCGCGGAGCTGCGTGCGGAGATCGCCGTGCAGAAGGGCATGCTGGACAAGCTGGTGGCCGAGAAGCTGGCCAGCCTGCGCGACGGCCTGCCCGGCGACCGTGGCGAAAAGGGTGATCCCGGCGAACAGGGTCCGCCCGGTCTGGAAGGCGACAAGGGCGACCCCGGCATGCAGGGCGATCCGGGCGAACCGGGCGTTCCCGGCGACAAGGGCGAGCCGGGTGAGAAGGGCGAGCCGGGTGAGCAAGGTGAACCCGGTCCTGTTGGCGATGCCGGCACCCCCGGTAAGGACGGCGAACCGGGCGAACCCGGTACCCTCGGCGAACAAGGCCCGCCCGGTGAGCCCGGCCGGCCCGGTGAGCGTGGTCTGGCGGGCGAGAAGGGCGACCGTGGCGAGCCGGGGCTCTCGATCAAGGGCGACCGTGGCGAGCGTGGCCTGCAGGGCATCCCCGGCGAGATCGGCAAACAAGGCTTGCCCGGTGAACGCGGCGAGAAAGGTGAGCCGGGGCTGAGCGTCAAGGGCGATCCGGGCGATCGTGGCGAACGCGGCGAGAAGGGCGACCGTGGCGAACCGGGCCTGTCGATCAAGGGCGAACGCGGCGAAGCCGGCAAGGTCGGCCATCCCGGTGAACGCGGCGAGCGCGGTGAGCGCGGCGAGAAGGGCGATCAGGGAATTCCCGGTCTGAGCATCAAGGGCGAACGCGGAGAGCGCGGCGAGCCCGGCCTCTCGATCAAGGGTGATCGCGGCCTGCCCGGCGAAAAGGGCGAGCAGGGCATTCCCGGCATCGGCCTGAAGGGCGACCGTGGCGAGCAAGGCGAGCGGGGCCTGCCCGGCGAGATTGGCAAAATGGGATTGCGTGGCGAGACCGGAGAACCCGGAGCGCGCGGTGAGCCCGGCATTCCCGGTGAGCGTGGCGAGCGTGGCCCGATGGGCATGCTGCCCGTCGTCAAGGTCTGGGAGG